GTCGGTCCTGTCGGTCCAGCTGCTCCGGTAGTTCCCGCGGGTCCTGTGGCTCCAGTGATTCCTGTAGGACCACGAACATTACCGGCAATTACCGTAGTCCCGTTCTGTTTGGTAAGAATTAGGTCACTACCGGATATGCTACCACCAACAATTGAAGCAGCCTCAATCGCGATCATTCGTGCGGCCGTAAGGCCTGTAATTACGGCCATTGGGCCCCCTTAGGTTGGGATCTCATATGTATTTGTATCTAAATATGTTGCATTTACATCCGAGATTTGGAAAGTTGTGCTGTCAAGCATTACAACAAGATCATCAGGACAAACTATAGTCCATGTTCCATCACCATTATCCGTAATCCTAAACTCAATAAACTTGAGTAACTTTTGAAATGATGGTAATATTGGCTTATTAGATCGAAGACTTGTACTAATATGTGGGATACCAGTCCATATCGCACCCAAAGTATCACCATCATGATATAAACTTACTTCTAATTTCTGAGTAGCCATAATCGCATCAATATAATGGATCTCGTTTGGAACACTACTCACAATCTCGTTGATTATCTGCACGGAGACAGCACCTACCGGAGCCACACCACTAATAGTTGCACGAACCCACTCATTAGCAATCTCCATAGATTGTCCCGATGTCGTACTAATTCGTACCCCACTACTATTATACCAATCCAAATATACACGTACTGCCCGTATAGGTGATGTAAAAGCTGGTTTGAAATATGCCGATGCAGTATAGTTAAGTCCTGGTATTACCGTAAATCGACCCGAAAAATTACGGAGACTACTATTCCCCGCAGCCACAGTCGTTACTGCCCAACATGCTACTCCCGAATATGCATCTGTTGTAATTCGCTGAATATTGGCATTAGATCCTGCCCAACCACCATCGGTCGCGTTAACCTCAGCACTTGGATTAATTAAAAGATTTGTTAATTCAGGGTTATCGTTTCCATAAAGCACGGCCTCAAGCTTGGCCAGAAGAGCTGGATGCATCTCTGTTGAATCGAGAACAACATACATCGTTGGTCGATATCCCGGAGTGCTCTCAGGTTTTCCAATTAGTGTCCAACTGAACGTACTCAGAGCAGGCGTAGCGCTATGCGACGCGTGACCTTTGGTATCAGAGACTGCCGTGAGGTTGTAAAGAATATGGATCTTGTAACCGAGGTCTACCCCAGTTACATCGTTACCAATTCTCGTACGATATGACAGCCCGAAGCACTTTGAACGTTGATCATGAACATACAATCCGTTACCAAATACCCCCACCCCATCGAACTGCTCAAACTCGTCCGGATACATAACAGCCTTGAGCGTGACCGAGAAATCACCTAGTATCTCTGCATCAAGATACTTCACCCCATCGAGGTAATATGGCTTACTGTCGTCGGAGAGCTTCTCATCTACTGCGGTCAGACCATTCCATGGCACACCAGAGTTGTCGGTCAAATATAGAACTCCGTGATCTACTCCTGCTTCGTAAAACCGTCCTCCGAGCTGATCCCAAACCATCTTTGCCATAACGCCCCCTAAAGTACTCTTGGAAAGAGCGTTGTGAGTTCACTAATGGACGGAAACGCCGGAGAAGCCACGTTGGTACCATAGAGCTTGTTCTCTAGATTGACTAAGTTTCCGGATGGAGCTCTCGTTGAATCTACAACAAAGTGTGCTGCTGGCTTGAATCCGGATACCAATACGGGCACGGCGTCGAACTTCCACTCCAGTGTGGACGGGGTGACATCTTTACCAAGAGTCGAATACCCATTCACCGTAGGTGTAGCCAGAATGTTATAGACTAGATGGATTTTATAGCCAACGTCCATCTCTGTTCTGTACGAAAAGTTAAATCGAAGCTTAGGTTGACTGCTTAGCAAAAAACCCGAGATGAACGCTTTCTTTCCTGAATAAGGATAGAACTCCTTCGGGGCCGAAAAGGCACTGACTATTGCCTGGTAATTCTTGTTACCTACGAAATCAAGATACTTAATTCCATCTAGATGACGAGACACTACGTCCCCACCAACAATTCCTTCTTGAACAGATCGAAGACCGTTCCAAGGGACTCCCAAACCCCCTAGAGGATAGAAGACACCAAGACTCACGCCTGCTTCGTATGGTCGCGCGTCGCTTTTGTCCCAAACAAGAGCTGTCATCTATCCTCCTTTCTATCCAGTTGATCCAAGTTGAGCTTTGCGCTGCGCATTAAGTTCTCGATTGCGAGCAGCGGCTTCCGCCCGACCCATCTTCTTAGGCTTGGTCTGCTTGAGGTTGCAGATTCGGATTAGAGTGAACAGTCGATTGAGATGCCATCTTTCACACTCAAACGGAATCTGAAACTGGGTCATCCAGTAGTAGACAAGCTCTGCGGTAATGATCTCGCGGCTCTTTGAAGCACCCGGTACCTCACTAAACCATGTTGCGGACATCCGCGCATTGATATATGTGTTGATCGCCTCCAGATTCTCATGAGAGAGTTTTTGATAAACTTCCTCTGGAACTCCGGGGGTCAAAGTCATCGCTTTAATGTAAGCATAGGTCTCTTCTGGTGTTTTATCTACATCTCCGAGAAACGGCTTCTCGTGAATTGCCTCCCATTTTGAAAGGGAGACCAGAGAATGCTCGAGCTCCAGGACTATATCGCCGCGAGTGACGAACTCTTGTTCATCCTCGTCGAACATTTCAATACCTAATAGCGTAATAGTGAGCATTCTCTGGATTCCTCTCTACTAATGGACTAGACGCGCGTGAACGCCCAGTCGTCGTCGACGCCCGCAGCGAGAACGTAACCGACCTTCGGCGTCGCCCGGATGATCTGCGTCTGGCCGGCCGCCGGGATGGTGTACGTACCTGTGATGATCGCGTTCGTGTCGTCGCGACGGTAGTCGATGCCCGTTGTGGTCGGGATCGTGATAACGCCCGTAGAGGCCACGAAGGTCGGCGAGACCGGGGTGGCGACCAGGAACGATCCGGCGAACAGCCCGATGACCTCGTCCGGCAGAGGAAGCCTTGGGTCAACGCCCGCTGCTCCGTACAGGATGTTTTCGAGCTGTGCCAGGTTGGCCGCGATGACCTTCGTCGAGTCGACGGTCAGAATCGCCGTCGGCTTCAGACCAGCCACAGCAACCGGGTTCGTCGTGATCTCCCAGCTGAATGTGAGAGCTTCCGGCGAATCGTTGATCGTCGCGTAAGCCTTCTCCGACGGAGCCGCCTGAGCACCATAGATGAGATGCAACTTGTAGCCGAAGTCCGCAGCAACCTGATCATTACCAACCTTCGTACGGTATGACAGCCCGAAGGACTTCCGGGACTGCTGACCGACACTGATGCCAGGCTGCGGCGCGGCCGAACCGTCACACTGCTCGAACTGAGACGGGAACGTGAACGCCTCGATCGTCGCACCGAACTCCTCCGCGGAGACGAGATTCAGGTACTTGATGTTGTCCGCGTACTGCGGTGAGGCCTCGGCCCCCGACGGGGATTCGGTGACAGTCGTAAGACCGTTCCAAGCGAAACCGGTGCTGTAGACACCGTTGACGGGGATATAGAGAACACCCTGGTCAACACCGGTCTCATACCGGCGCTCACCTGACTGATCCCATAGAAGCTTTGTCATGAAAAATCCTTTCTCTAGAAGAAGAGGTTGTAGACGTCATGGTTGAGACCGTCTGCCGTGTAAAAGCGATCAAACGCACACAGCGGTAGAGCAGCCACCTTGTCCGGTAAGACACTGTCTGGATCTCGATCGATGACCGTCACCTGGTATCGCTTGGTGTAGCGATACTTTTCATTATTCGCAAACTCTGACTTAGCCGAATCCCGTCTATAGATGATACACGGATACTGAAGGCTAATGTTTGTCGGAGGTTGAAAATATACGCGCGCCGTTATCGTCTCAAGGAGCGATTGGAGCTGCAGCCTGGAGGCCATTATACACCTCCCCCAGACGCAGAAGCAGACGAGGACGCTGTACTTCGACGTCAACTACCGTCCACAGTGTCCCCGCCCACTCCACGTACCGAATGGCGAAGAAATGCTCACTAGCATAAGCATCGGCAACGATCGAGATCGAATTACCAACGCTGAGATCCTTATTCAGGTGTTCTCCTTCTCGGAAGGACCTACTATTCCGGACTATATCACCAGAATATAAGAACTCAACGATGGTGTCCTCCCATACGCCGGGTGAGGTCTCAAGCTGTTGCCCGTACCCCACCCGACCATGGAACTTCGCCATTGTGTCTCCTTTCGACTAGACCGGCCGCTCGAACGAGAACTCGTCCTCCTGATCCGTCTCGAAGAAGTATCCGGGGTCTGCCACCGCGAAGATCTTCAGCTTCGCACCCGCGGCCAGTGTGATCGGCGACGCTGCCGTCACGGTGGCGTTGGTGTCGGCACGCTTGTACGTGATACCGGTGGTCGTCGCCGGAGTGATGACGCCCGTGGACTCGTTGTACGCGGGGGACTGTGGCGTGGCCTGGATCTGCGAGGCAGCGACCTTCTTGATCTTCAGCGCCGAGCGGATCTTGGTGAGACCGCCCGAGAGACGGGTCTCCATGAGGTACTTGTACTGGTTGTAGTCGATGTCGAAGTCATCGAACAATGTGATATCGCCGCCGCGATCCGTACCGGTGGAGTAGTCGACGAGGTTGACGACGATGCCAATGAGATCTGCCTCATCCTCCATCACCTCGACGGTCTGGATGCCTGCGACGCCGATCTCGGCTGCGACATCCGAAGCCGTACGGTAGAGGCGCTTGCCATCCGAGTCACGCACGAGCAGCATCTTGGACAGAACCGGCAGAGTTGTGTAGAGCGTCGGGGAACCCGAACCCTTGTAGAACCGCATGTTCTCGAGGATCTCGTCGATGACCTTGACCGGCCACAGCGGGTTCGCATCGTCGACTGCGATGCTGACCGTTGCGGCGTAGAGCTCGTGATCGTTGAGGATCGAGCGAATGCCCGCGCCCTCATTGACCCCGACCGGGTCCTTGATCTTCTCCGGGTCGTAGACCGCGCGACCGTCTCCGATCAGAATCGCCCGAGCGATCTCCTCGTCCATCATGATTCGCATCTCAGCCTTGAGCCACATCACGACATCGAGATCTGTGATGTCGATGATGTCGTCACGGTCCAGCTGCTGCTTCTTGTAGACCGTGGTCGGGGTGGTCGACCGCTTGGAGAGACCAAACCACTCCTCACGCTTGAACGTCCCCTTGATGTAGCCCTTGGCACGGGCCTGCTCGTGCGTGATGTCTGCCACGAGCGACTTCACCCGAGAGAAGGGAAGCTTCTTGACCCCATTGAGGACGTTCGTCACCCACTCGGTACGGCGGCGGTCCCACTCCGGGGTGTTGGACATCGCCTGAGCGTCGGGGAACAGAAGCCCGATGTTCTCGATGCCGTGCGAGAGAGCGTACTTCTCGAATGCCGCCTTGGCGGAACCCATGCGAACTGCGTCGGCTGCGATCCCCTTCATGTCGTCGTGCGAGATCTCGTGACGGGGAGCCGTGGACTCTCCGCCGGGAGTGGTGCCGTTGCCCTGCTGGTCCTCGAAAGCGTTACGCGACATTGTGCGCGGCTCCTTTTCCTTGTCCGTGTGGGTGATGAGGTCCGACAGGTCGTCGTCGGGGTTGGTGGCGCCCTGAGCGGCGGCCGGAGTGTCGTCCTTCATGGCGGCACCCACCATGTAGTGGACCACGTTCTTCTGCTCCTCTGTCATGGAATCGTAGACGTCCTGAACGGTCGTCGTATCTTCCACTTCGTCCTCTTCGGCATGCTCGACATTCTTGACCTCGACGTCCTCGACATCGTAGTCATGCTGGAGCTCGAGACCGGTGTAGATGACCGCCTCGTCCTCGATTACGACGAGCTCATCGGTATCGGCATGCAGGAGCTCGATGTTGTCGATCAGGGCACCGGGATTGGCCCCCGCCATGACGAGAGAGACCTCTCGGATCTGGCCATGGGCGACTTGCTTCCCCTTCTCGACGAGCTTGTTGGCAAAGAT